ATTCCAGAATCTGAACCACCTAATTTAGAAATAGGAACTTGGTGAGCAATTAAAATATCATCACGATTTTGCTTACGGTATTCTTTAAATGATCCATCCTGAATACCATTTTCAATTGGCTCCATATTAAACTCAACCTTATTAGTATCTGAATCTCCAGGAAGTGGAATATAAAGAGTACGATGTGACTGAGATTTAAGACCAGTTTGAAGGAATCTAAACATTTTGTCTTCTGCATCTGCAGAAAGTTTTGCACCCTTAAGGGTAATAATATATCTTGGTACCGCTTTGTTCTCAAAGTAATCAATATTGTATTGAGCAGCAAGTTGATCTCCAAGAAGTGAAGGAAGTGCTGCAATAATATCTGGCACACCATAATAAGTATTCAAAGGAGAATATTCTTTAAAATGAATAATCTCATTTGGACGAGTATCTGCTGTTAAAGGGTTTTGATTTTTTGCACCAAAATTTCTAAAGTAAACTAACTTAGGTCCAATAATCTGAACAAAGCCATCACGAAGTCTACGAACACGAATGGTAGTTGCTGGAATATGTCCAATATAACCAATTTCACCATTTACTTTACGACCAACTTCCATATATCCATTACCAGTTGATTGAACATCAATAAAAATCTTTTCCATTGTTGTTGTAAAACTATCATCTGAGTTAAGTGCTTCTAACCATGATTTTGTTTCTAACTTAAGTCTATCAATTCTTTTTCTTGCACGATCTAATGCTGTAGAATCTTGTGCTGATTCTAACTTCATCATTGTTTGATCATTAACTTCAAAACGATATCCAAGACCAACAACATTTTCTACCTTAGCATCAATAGCAGCATGATTGGCAAAGTTAGTATCATAAAAGTTTGCCAACTCATAAAGATTATACGGTGGTGTAATAACATCAAACAAACCATAACCATTACGATATACAGTTCCAGGATTTAACTGTTTTGATCCTGCATCTGTGCCTACACTTGATGCTCTTGCTGAATCTAAATAAGCATTTGTAGGAGCAACACTTTGAGTCATTGTTGCTGAACTATAAGTTTCAACTGCTTTATTTACTGTGCGAGCAGTTCTTCTTTTAAAATTTAAATCAAGTCCAACTAAATCTTTTAAGGATGTCCAATCTTGATTAAATGGATCATTTTTCTTAAAGACATTTTCTATTTCTTCTTGTGTATTAATGGATGCACTAACATAAACCATATCTTCGTTATTACTCATCAAATGCTGCCTTTCCATGTGTATTCAAAGTATCTTGTGCAGCCTTCCAAGCACCAAGGTCATTCATTGATGGAATTAATCCTTGAAGCATTCTGTCTGTTTGCTCTGAGTGTTCCTCTTCACTAATTCTTGTAAGCCCTGGAACAAAAATACATTCTCCATCGCCCTCATCACCATAATAAACTGCTGCCTGTTTTAACTTTTTAATCTGTTCTAAATCACCACGCATTGACTCTATATTTAATACAGACCCTTGTCCGTCAGTAAACCATTTGCCAGTAGACTTTTTATATACGTATAAACCCCAGTCATAGTTTTTTTCAATTACTTTTTTTCTAACATTTCCTACAATGGGTTTACCAGTTTTTTTATTAATTAGAGGATTCATAACCATAAGTATACCAGATTATACGGCTGTCTTATTATAATAGGACGTTGATACATCTTTATAGACTCTAATCTTCTCTGGATTTACCTTAATACCCTCTGAGAAGTCATCAACAATAATACGATCAGTTCCTGTATATTTTTTATAAATAGTTGATGGATCAATTCTATAAATAGTTGTAGTTTCAAGATTTTTGAGGTATGTCCAATATGGAGAATAACCTGGATATGGAACTGTTATAGCAAGAGGAGACCAGTCTTGCCATTTATTATAAGATCCTACATTTCCCTTTACCGCTCCCCAAGATCTAAATGATGATGAAGTTAATGCCTCAGTATTATCATAAAGGAAATAAGAAATGTTATTATAAAGTAAAGGACCATTCAATTTAATTTGTCCAGCATATCCATCAAAATCTAATAAATTATTAAATGCAATTCCAAGAACAATCCATTCTTCATTATCTAAATATGGATTTACGCAAGGAGTTCCATTAACATGAAAAGCAACAGACATATCTTCTTCATTGGTTGCTCTATTTATTGCTTTAATAAATCCTCTTTTACCACTTGATTCTGCCTGTAAATATAAATCAATAATATTATTATCTTTTGATTCAATGGTAGTAATTTTAACTGGTCCCGTTGGAAATGCTATATCAGCAAACTTTAACCACATTTGTAAAGAACTTACTTTAACATTATTGGCAGCAGGAATATTTACTGGAAGAACAATTCCTCTTTCTGTATTTAATTCAAAATCTCCATGAATATGCATTCCAGAATCTCTTGTTAAATATAAGTGTGGTGTAGAACCCTTATAAATTTCAATTGGATTTTTTGCTTTAAAATTATAATAATATCCAGTTTTGCTATATGGATAAATAGGATTACCATATTTAGTTCCCACTTTGGTAAAATCTGTTTTTTCATAAACCTGTGAAACAAATTGTAGATTTTTTAAATTAACACTATTTGTAATAGAATCTTTAACATTAAAATCTAAATGATAAACAATAAGCAAATCATTATAATTAATTTCATTTTCATACTGATCATGTGTTGGTGGATAAATAATAGTTCCATTAACAACCTCATAAGCATAATCTTCCCAATTTTCAGTTCTTGCATCTGGATCAACAGATCCATTAACATATGGTTTTGCTAAACCAGTAAACTCTGTTAAATCTTTTTTGCTTGAATCTGTTAAATTTTGAAAAGAAACATATGTTTTAACAACATCTCCATCAGTATTATAATATCTAAATTTAACAGATTGCTGTTGCATATCTTGATAATCTTCCCAATTAGTAAATAAACTATTATCTAAATCTTGATAAGTTCTAGGATTATCAACATTATCATATTCAACAAATAAATCATGATATGTCCATGTTTCTATATATTCTAAAGATAATGTTTCTATTGGTTCTGGATAGTCAATATTAAATTGAAGTTGATCTAAATCATAAGTAGTTTCACCACGATAGTTTGCTACGCTTTTTGAAAAATATGATAAAGGAACATTGTCTTGCCAATATCCAGCAACATCAATATCAATATAAAATTTTGAATAATTATATTTGGCTTTTAATGTATAGTTTGCAGTATGATTAAATAAAGTAGATCCATCTGTTGCATTTTGAATATAATCTCCATTATCTTCTTTACTAAAAATACCATAAGGATTATCAGAAAAATATGAAGATATTTTTTTATTATTATATCCAGAATCAAATCCCAAAGAATATAATTTTGCTTTTGTAGAATCACCGCCATTATTACCAACAGTTAAAGAGATATTTGAATAATTAGATAAAAATTGTCCTAAATTATATTCTGAGTTTGCTAGTATATACAGGTCTAAACCTACAATAAATTTTTTAGTTAAATCAATTATTTTAATTCCTTCACCAATTTCAAATGTAGAACCAGATATAGTTGCTAAATATCTAATATATTCTCCATCAGACTTAATTAAAATTTGATCATTATTATTTTTATTTTTCAAAAGAAAAAATGGTTCTGATCCAGTACTTGAATTATATCCAGATTGTAACTTAAAAATACCATAAAAAGACTTTATTCTTTCATTAAGAATGTTTAAATTTTCATAATAAATAAATGTGTCATTATTAAAATAAACTGATGGATCTAGAATAATACTTTTTTCTGACTCTAATGTTTGTGCATCTGACATTAATGATAAAAATTGATTGTATGTTAATTCTGAATTATCTAAGTTAAAAGTAGGCAAATCATATTTAGGTATTTGCAAACTACTTTTAGTATTTATAATATTGCTAGAAAACCCTTGTTTCCAATTAGCAAATTCTGGATAATTATAATTTACTTTATAATCTGCAAATGCATAATCAAAAAATGTTGTTACTGCGTTAGAAGCAGAATTGCTAATATCTGGAGCCTGTACTGCTTGACCCCAAACCCAACGACGTTTTGCAACTTCAACTGGTACAGAATAAGAATATAAAGCAAAAGAATCAATTTCAATTGGATCAATATCTGTATGTGAATAAAATCCTAGCCAGTCTTGATTTTTTTTATTTATAGCATTAAACTCTAATGGAAAATCTAGATCATTTTCATTAAATGTAATTGAAATAACTTCTTCTCCATTAAGCAAAACTGTAATATTTTTTTCAATATATCTAATATGAATAAGCATTGGTCTAAACCATTTACCAACATAATGAGATTTAAATTTATTTCCAATTGATAAAGTTAAAAATGGACCATCAATATATAATCCATCTGCACTATTAATTGGTCCAAAAAACTTTTTTGGTATGTTTGTATCTGCATTAACTCTAAGCCACATTTCTGCAGTGTATCTATTAAACTTTCCTTTTTGATTTAAAAATCCATACCCTGGAAAAATTAAAGAGGGAGAGCCTTCAAAAGTTGTATTTTTATAAATTTTAGAAATTGTATCAGAGCCATATACAAGTGGAATTCCAAAATTCTTACAATAAAGTTCTGAGCCATCAGTCAAATAATATGCATCATTTCCAGTTGATCCATATGATGTCGCAACAACAGCCTTTATACCATTTTCTAAATTAATATTAGTTGGTAAATCTTGAACAATTGTACCCAAAGATGTTTCAAGAAAGTTTTCTGCCCATTGACTTATATTTAATCCATTTATAAAAATTTCATAATCGCTAAAACCTGCACCGCCAACAATAGTATCAGCCTTTATAAAAACTACTACGTTTTCCCACTCTGGCCTTAATTGATCAATAGTTTTATGAATAAAATTCCAATTATTTCTTGTGGCATTTGTAATACTAAGTTCTTCTAATTCCGTTTCTGTAACATAAGTTACTGGATTACCATTAATATCCCAAGCAATAGGATTATCATATTGGATACCAAAATATAATTTTGTAATGTATTGACTTGTTGTTTTAAAATATCCTGAGATAACAAAATTTTTATAATAGGATGAAAGCCCTACATCTTCAATTTTAAACAAACTATTTACAGTAATTGTTGAATAAGAAACAGGATAGTTACCAGATATTTTATTTAAAAAACTATTAGAAAATGGGGTATCGCTTGGTATTGATGTAATTAAAGATTTTGTACAATTTGTACTAGACCAACTAGTAATTTTTGTTAAATCTCTATCATCATCAGAAATTTTTGTTATATAGTCAACTTTTTCATTAAGCAGCCAAAAAGCAATTGGGTGCTCTGAAACTACTTTTTCACTATATAGATTAGATAAGACTGTCATTGGATCTCCTATCTAATTTTACCACAGTGAGATTATTTTATCTTAATCTCACAATAGTCAGTAGTACAATACATTTCTCCTTGTGCCTCAAGATTTTCAACAC